GCGGGGTTTATAATTCAGGATTATAATGAAAAAAAATAAGATATATATAACCATAGCTTTATTATTATTAGGCGTTTATGCTTTTGCAAAAATGAAAAAGCCTAAAAGTCGGGTTATTGTTAGTGATCCCACAAATGTTAATGCTTATTCAATACCAGGCACTACAATGTATGATTATAACTTATCAACACCGTTATTCACATTTAGAAACGAAATTAAATTGGGTATTTTGCAAGAGGATCCCGATTTGCCATATACTAAAGTTACTTTTACAGCTAACAATACTGTTAAAACTGGATACATATATAATAACGATATAATTTTTAAATAATGAAGACTAGCGAATATTTAATATACGGGGCAATAATTTATTTACTGTATAAAGTTTATAAAAATACCCAACCTGGAGGCAATATGGATCCTAATAATCCATTAAACAGAGCAAAGGTTATAAATTTACCACCGTTTGCAATTGTAACGCCAACCTATTGGGATAAAAAACAAATTCAGCCAACACCAGGCGAAGTTTTAAGCCCTAGCCAATTAGCTTATTTTAAGTCTAAAAACAAAGCAATCTCAAAACAAATATATACCTGCTAATTATGACACATTATACACCCGTATTTATAGCGTATAACACGGCTCAATCAATTCCAACAGATTGTAATAGTATTATTTTTATTAATGCAGGAACTACAACGGCCGTAATTGAAAATGTAACCTTAGGGCCATCACAAAGCTTTGTAATTGATGGCAATCAAGATGAATTTACAACGGTTACTTTACAAATTAATTTTACAGGTGCGGGGCAAAATAATTTGATAGTAGTAAAAAAAATATTTTAAGACATGGGATTTTCATATAATGTTAACGTACTTAATCAGAAGGGAAGTCCTGCAATTTATACGGATACTTTTGCAAATAGGCCTGCATTTGGATTTGCAGGAAGATTATTTATTGCAAATGATACGGCGGCAATATATGAAGATACTGGGACGTCCTGGGTATTAATAGCCAATGTAAGCAGCGGCGCGGGTACTTTACAACAGGTTACCACAAACGGCAATACGTCAAATGTAGGTATATCAGTAACGGCGGGCGGAGTAAGTACAAATAGCGCAACAATTACAAGTTTAACACAAGGATCAATTCCATTTGTTGGTGCCGCTGGGTTAATTACTCAAGACAATACCAATTTATTTTTTGACGATACTAATAATAGATTAGGGATTAATACAAATACGCCTACAAATAATCTAGACGTACACGGTAGCGGCACAATTCCAATAATTGCTATAAATAATACGGCTGGTAATCAATCATTAATTGGTTTTGCAAAAAATTCTACTGCAAAGTGGCGCATTGGTAATAGTTCAACAGATACTTTCGACGTATTAAATGTTGGTTTAACTACCAATGCAATAAGTATAAATAGCGCTAGCAATTGCGTTTCTTTTTTAGCAAATTTATTGCTTAAACAAGGTACAGGCTTTCAATCAATTGCTACTTTTAACGGCATAGCTTGTGACGCTGGCGGTTTCTTTTTTAGTTTAGGAACTTCAACAAATACTTCTTATTTAAATTTTATAGGTTTAACGGCTGCTAGAACTTTTACATTCCCAGACGCTGCAGGTACTTTGGCATTAACTTCAAACATTCCAACTGTAAGCGGCACAAATAATAAAGTTGTAAAATTTACAAGCGCAAGTACAATTGGTGACAGTAATATTACTGATACTGGTACGTTTGTTGGCATTAATAACTCAACGCCTACAACTACTTTAGACGTTGTTGGATCGGGATTATTTAGCGGTTCTTTAACGGCTAATGCTGGAACTTTAAATAGTACATTATCAGTTACAGGTAAAGCAGCATTTAACGCTGCTCTTGGAAGTGAACAAGTACGTATAAATCAAACAACGGCTAACAATTCTGCTCTTTTGGTTACTACAACAGCAATTGCAGCTGGGCAAAGTTATGGTCTAACAGTAGTTGCTGGAACAAATGCAAGTGATAGATCTTTTGCAGTATTTAGTCAATCAAATGCAGAGTATTTTAGAGTTAATGGTAACGGTTTTGTAGGAATTGGAACGGCAACGCCAGCATATTCGTTAGTAATATCAAATGGGGGTACAAATGGATTAGAAATTGATCCTATTACTGGTACAGGTGGCGGAACTGATATATTAAGTTATAATAGGTCAACTGCTTTATATAAGCCAATTACAATGATTGCTAGTTCATATGCTTTTAATACAGGAGCCGTTACAATTCAAAATTTAGCGGGTACAGGATCAAGAGCAGTAATTGCAGACGCAACAGGGCTTTTGTCGGCTCCTGTATCTGATCAAACAGTAAAAGAAAATATACAACCTTTACAATATGGTTTAAATGCAATTATGCAACTTAATCCTATTTCATTTGAATACATAAATGAATATAAAAATTATGGCGAAGGTTTGCAAATTGGTAATATTGCGCAAGACGTAGCAAAAGTAATTCCAGAGGCGGTATTTACAACGCCTTCAACGGGCTTAATGGGTATTAATTACAATCAATTTGATGGAATATACATAAAGGCTATACAAGAATTAAATCAACGAATTGAACTTTTATTATCAAGAATTGAATATTTAGAAAATAAATAATGGATACTAATTTGGAAAATTTATTTTATATAGGATCATTTATCGGAACTATTATTTTTATAGGATCATTTTATGGTACTACAAAAAAAAAATTATCAGAAATAGAGGTCGATATGAAAGAAATAAAATCAGATCGTATCGATATTATCGACAAATTAGCCAGGATTGAAACAAAATTAGATTATTTAAATAAAGAAAAATGAATAACTGGAAAACAACATTGGGGGGGGTACTAGCTGCAAGTTCTGAAGTTATACCCGTAAGTACAGGAATACAGGGCTTAATTAGGGCCATTGGTTTATTATTGCTAGGATGGGCCGCAAAGGATCACTCAAAGAGGTTAAATGACGCAGCAAAATAAAATAATCTTAATAATACTAGGAATTTTGGGTATAACTGCAATTACTAAGGGATCAGGATTGACCAAAGCTTTAAATTTTATAAAAAAAGCGGAAGGGGGATTGTATCTTAAAAGTTACCAGGATAGCGGGGGTGTTTGGACAATTGGTTTTGGAAGCACCTATGACTTTGATAAACAAAGAAAAGTCCAGCAAGGCGATATTATAACGGCAGAGCAGGCCCAAAAATGGCTTGAAATTACAACAAGTAAAGACGCGGCCGAAATTAAAAATTTGGTTAAAGTGCCATTAAATAACAACGAATTGAACGCGCTTATATCTTTTACTTATAATGTCGGTTTAGGGTCCTTTAAAGCTTCAAGCTTACTTAGGTTACTAAATAGCGGCGCTGATAAAAAGATTGTAGCGGATCAGTTTGATAGATGGGTATTTGATAATGGAGTAAAAGTTAAAGGATTAATTAATAGGAGAAAAGCTGAAAAAGACCTATTTTTGAGTTGAATTTGTTTAAGAAGGATTTTCATAGATTTTTCGGGGTGTTTCTACACTCCGATTTTTTTTTGTAAAAAATTAGGTTATATCAAATAAATTATATAATCTTTGTTTATCTATAATCTTTAAACTTAAACAAAATGATCAAAGCTACATTTCGCTTTTTCTATGGAAGCGAAGACAATCGTACATTGTATTCTTATACAATTGAATTAAATTCCCTTTTTTTTACGGCTGCATTTGTTGAAAGCAATAACATTGTAAGTTTTTTACAAGTGGCTGGATGTGACATTTTAGACGTAAAAATTACTGAATGGCCTAATTAGGCCTATTTTTTTACTTAAAATTTAAAATAATGGAATATTCAGCTTACAAGGGTTACACAATTGTATATAACCCTAAAACTAAAATGTACATAATTTATCCTTTTAACCAGGAATATAGATCATTAAAAAGTGCTAAGGCCTGGATTGAATATCTTATTAAATAATCCTTAAAAAAAAATTTATGAAAAGAGATGTAATTACTGTAATTGTTATAATCATTTTGGCCTTATTAGCAGACAGTTTAATAAACTTTTAATGATTAGCAACCCTTTATACCTTGAACTACAAAAAAACGCTTACAAACGCGGATATCAGCCACCTAAAGAGCAAATTTTACTTTCCATCCAGGGGCAAAATATTGGTTCAATACAAAACTATATTATTATAAGCGGGGGCTAAGGGCCTATATTAATTTATAGGCCCTTAGTCCCTTTAATGGATTACCAAAAAGCGGTAAAAGTACTTTTACCACGTCAATAGTTGCGTCTAGCTTTGGAGTATATGACATTTTTGGGATGAAGCTTCAAACGTTACCAGGTCGCAATAAAATTTTATACATTGATACTGAAAGTAGCGAATTTGACTTTTATAAACATATGAGCAGGATTAAAGATGTTGCAGATATTAACGAGTTACCAACATTTTTTGACA